TAGCCGAGGCCAATATCGTACATAAGCGCGAAGAATTCCCGGCCTTTAGCGCTCATCATGGGCATATCTGTACCGAATGCTGCCATAATTTTTGCCATACCAGCAGCGGAGTACATGCGATAACCTGCGTATTTTGCCCCTTCGTTAATCCCCGGCTCCTGCTGGAACATGGTTAACGCTACGGGGGCGGGCATTTCTTCCATGTACACATCTTTAGACATGGAAATCAGGTCACGGGCAAAAATTAGCCCTTGCTCGTCGGTGTTAACTCCCGGCATTGCGCCAGTTACCTGAGCTTCGGTAAAAAGCTGCGCCATCAACGCGGCTAAATATTTCTCATTCATATTTCGGAGGTTCCCTGTTAGCTAACAGTAATTACAGCGGTGTCAGTGAAACCACCGTCTTCAGTTCGTACCGTAATTGTCGCGGTCTGCCCGGTTGTAGCCCCTGCTTTAACAGTGACAAGGCCATTTGCGTCTACAGTTGCGACATTTGCATTACTGGTCTGATAAGTTACCGCTTTATTTGTTGCGCCCGATGGCGTAACGGTTGGTGTTAGCTGTTGAGTACCACCAGCCGCCTTTGATGCGGTTTTAGGTGAAACGGTGACACCTGTTACAGGCGTTTCATGCGGAAAACCTACACTCAGCAATTCACCATCAACAACCATCACAATTGCTGTACCGCCGCGCTGAGTGTTTGATTCGAAGCGAAAGCGACTTTTATCGCCAGAATCGGCAACGCCCCATTCCATATAGCCGGTAGTGACGTTTCGGCCTTTAGGGACTGCTAAATCACCCACTTTCGGGGATTCACCCGATTTTACCGCTACGCGGATCGGACCATTTTCAACGATACCAATCGGGCAATTGATAGTTACAACGCCGATACGGGTGTTACTGCCAAATCCCGGCATGGCTGGCATGTTGGAATGTGCCGTAACCGCAATACCGATGGCATCAGTAACATCACCACCATCAGGCAATGCAACACAGGTAGAATCGTTACCTGACGTGAGTTTTACTGCATCACCGGGCGCGACTTCACCACCAGCGCGGCGGGAAGATACACGGGCAGAGGAACGAAAAGACGGCAGGACAGCTAAATCACCCGGCAATCCCGCGTCAAAATCACCTTTAATTGTGGTCTGCATTATTTTTCTGCCTCTTTTTTGCCAAACATGCGGGACTGATAATCACTGTGCGCATCATTGCTTTTGCCTGCACCTGATTCATCGTTGTTGATGCGTGGATTACGCGGCTTTTGCTCAAACTTTTTGCCGCAAGCCACCAGCGCCATTGATAACGCAACATCAACCTGTTCATCGCTCCAGCTATCCATGTTTACTTCTGGATTTGCCTTACGGATGATGGCCTGTTTAACGAGACTGATATCGCCCAGGCTGTCGGTATTGATGTTCAGTCGTTTAGCCGTTTCTTTAAGCTGATGTTCCTGACGACCGTCAGTAACTCCGCGCTCGTAGGCTTCGTTGCTGGCTGAATCCATATTTACCAGGCGGTTATTTGCTTTGAGCAAGTCACCACGCACAGTGCTAAGGTCACTGGTGAGCGTTTTTTTGTCCGTCTCCAGTTGTTCAATTTTGGCTAACGCTTCTTCTAATTCCATCGGTTCACCGTCCAGATTGAATGTTGCTGTCTTTACCCGTGGGTTGCGCACTATGCTCAGGTGGTTGTAGTTAATACCCTTCTGCACCGTGTCAAACTCTTGCCCGTCAGGGGCTCGTCCAGTTTGTTTGGGCTTTTCGTCACACTGGTAGCCAGCCGACGCCCCGCGTAATCTTTTGTCCTGCTGAATCAGGCGAATGGATTTCTCATCCTGAACCAGAGCGCGGGCTACCAACTCATCGCCCTGACGCATTACGGCAGTAACCACACCAGCACTGACAGCCCGGTAATTTTTTGACGTCACCAGACCATTACGAGGATGTGACACCGTAACAGGCTTGCCGATTAAGGTATTCATTGAGTCCTGGTTAAACAATTCATCGGCTGAGCGGTACTCTTTTGCCGTGAATGCATCACCGCGATTGCGGTCATAAACCAGTACGCCCGGACGGGCTATAGGGATATCAATCTGGAGATAACCTTCCGGGGTTATCTCCCATTGTTTTATTGCATCAACGTTAACCTGTGTTTCTTGCTGCAATTTCTCTCTCCGCTTTTTCAACATCTGACGCAGAGAACTGCCATTCGGGATAACAGCGGCAACCGTTCGGTTGCCCTGCATGTCCATCGCGGGGCGGTCTGGTCAGCGTGTAGGCTTCTCCTTCCCGCACAAAATGCAACTTTCGCTCGCGCTCGTCTAACATCCCCCGCCAGCGGTATATGTTCATGCCGCCCAGACGGGCGTTTGCCTCTTCCAGATTCCATGCCTGATTGCCAATCTCATTACGGGCAACGTTGCGGGCTCGCCGGAAAGGTATCTCCATCTCATCAGCCAGTTTATTAGCGATGTAATCAACGCCGCGCCCCTCGCGTAACCCCTGCTGTACTGTGTTAATCCCGCGTTGAAGTGCTTCATCAGAAACATTCTCCATACGCCCCATGCTTTCGGTTAACCAGTCGGCGGTTTGCTGCAATAGCTTCTTATCACCGTCATAAATATCGACCGCTATCAGGTCTGCCATGTTCTCATGCGGAATAGTTATACCCGGCGCAAGGTCAACATTTGCGGCGGCTTTAATGATGAGTCTGAAATCATCCAGAGCATAATCGGCAAGTTGCGTGGTGGTGGTATTCATCGCTGGCAGTGACGGGATAACACTGGCTGTGCGTAGCGATTCAGATAACTTTGCTACCTGTTCGGAGACTGCCCCCGCCGTGTCTGGCGTAGCTGGCAAGCCTTTTTTCAGGTCAATCAGGCTTACACCATCAACGCGGAAGCGCTGGTAATAGCTTTGCCAGTATTCATCGGTAAAACCAAAGTTCCCGTTTGCGATAGCGGTCTGTATTTCATCGGCGGTGCGGTTAATGATGCGAATATAAGTATCAGGCTTAGTGTTTGTTACTCTGGCAAAATCTTTAGCCAGATTTATACCTGCCTGCCTTCTGACTTCACTGATGACATACGCCGGAACCGCGCCAAACTCCCCGTCTTTTAATAATGCGGGTATTGCTTTGAGAAAAATTGACGCATCAGGCAATAGCTCCTGAGTTACAGACTTTATAAGTATTTCTTGTTGTTCCCGCGTCATGCGGGAATAGTTTTTACCCGCTCGCTGCTTGATGTAAACGCGCACTTTTTTAACCGTTGCAGCAGCAATAAAATCTGCCAGCACATCATCAACGGATACATCTTTACCATCAGCCGCATCAGCATTGAGAAGTGCACCGGATTTACCGATTGCACGGTAAGTCTTTAAACAGGCTTCGCGAACCCATTTACAAAAAAGCCGGGTGTTATCACCCAGCTTTTGCGCGTAAACCAGTTCTATAGCCAGTGGATAACCAGCGTCATAACGTGGTTCACTTTTCGGCATTATTGGCCTCACTATTGCTGGTTTCGGTATCGTTCTGGTTCAAATCCTTGTCATTCTGGTCATCAATAGTGCCTGTTGCTGGCGCTGCTTCAGTCAGGAGTGTTACGGCTGCTGTTTCCTTCGCCGTTGCCCTGGCTTCTTCGCTGGTGATGGCTCTCATCTGGTAATAAATCTGCGCGGTTTCCGCTACCTTCTTGTCCCTTTCTACCTCGCGGTCAATTTGCCCCTGAGATTTGTTAGGAATAAAGTCAGCTTTTACGCCCAAATATCGCAACGTCAGCTTTTTAAGTGCCGGGATAATGTCATTGGTGGTGATGTGAGAAACAAGGTTTTGCCATTGCGCATCGGCGCTGGTATCACTGTTAGATAGTCCTGACCGCCGTTCAGCCAGCATTGATACCGGAAACCCTGTTTCAGCGCACACCAGCTTGATAGCCATATCAACAAGGTCAGCGGTTCCCGTCATACTGGACTGTAAACGGGTAATTTCTTCTTCTTTATCAATTGCCACCATGTCATTCAAATGCCTGGTAGCTGCGATGCCCGCCAGACGACGCGCCGCCATAGCTTCGCCTTTCGCTGACTTTAAATCTTCTGCAAGTTCATCTTTTTTATAAATATCCTGTACTGATAGCGACAAAATACTGATGATTAACTCATGAGACAGGCCAAGACGTTGTAACGAAGCATAAGGTTTACAGAGAACCGGCTCGCCAAATTCGACGCCAGCACTACCGTAAATAGGCTGGTATTCTGGATCGCCAAAAAGGAGTGAATCATCTTGCTCAATAAAGACCTCGCCACCAATCGGGCTTTTAAGCTGAATACGCCAGCCTTCCGGCAGACCGAAAAGCGGATCGTTATAATCAGAAAACCAGTCATTTGATGGTGTAATCCAGTTTGCACCGTGGCTTCTAACCCAATCATCACCCATGACCAGCACCGACCATCCCTGATGGCGTTTAAGCACAGTGGCGCGTTCGATGCTCTGCCAGATACGCATATCATCAAAAAGTTGTTTTATTTTTTTATCATCCTCCGGTTTATCGGTGATGATATCGAAGCCGTTAAGCATCGCTGCAGCAACCGGTTCGCTGATGATGCGCCAGCCTATCCCGGATGTTTCGCCAGCCAGTGCCGCCACCAGTGGAATTTTGCCCTCTGCGGCTCTGGCCTTCATTCGGTTTGCCGTTGGCGACCCCATCCCGGCAGCACCTTTAACACCATGCGACACGCTTTCCATCATGGTCACGTAGCTGTCAATGTTATAGCTGGCAGGCTGTAAGCCCTCTTTTGTTAAAATTCCCTCCGTGGGAATTAAGCTGGTTTTGTTCGTCATTCGATAATTCCTGATTTCATGCGTACCAGATGGGGGAATATGGCGTCGGCATAGTCTGTGGACACACCCAGCCGTTTTTTAACTTTCGGTTTTGCTTCAATTTTTATCTTGTCTTCTGGCGTGGTTTCCCACATGACACCAGTAGAATCAGAAAGGATGCGATCGAGATATCGGCGTGGTATCTGGTTTGAAATAGCAAATAAGCCATCTGGCGGCATAATTCCCGTTTCCATCCACCGCACAGAGTCATTAACCGCGTCACGATACGCCCACCACGCCTGAGCACGTAGGTTGTGAAAAGTATCTTCGTTGGCTCTCCCGCCGCGATAGCGTGATTTTTTGCGCAACACTTCGCCCTGTGCCACAAACTTACGAAATTCAATGTCTGAATCTTCGTATTTGTTAAGTTCGCCTTTAACACCTGAACCAACGCCTACAGAGTCATAAATCAGTACTGAACAACCTTCTTCTGTTGCCAGCTTTAACGCCTGCTGCGCTAACTGAACAGTGTCACGCGCCTGTAATCGCTCCATACGGTACAAAAAACGCCCGTCAAAGAATGACAACACCGAATCGTCATCACCTTCATCGGCAACATCTAGCACCGCTGTTTTAACGCCAGTTCGACAGGCTTTCGCCAGTTTCGAATCAGGCGACACCACCAGTTTTTCCAGATGACCACGATTGACAACAGCACCCGGTAAATCACTGACAGGAACACCATTCCAGATGTTGTCGTACTTATCCGGGTAATATTTCAGGGTGTAGCGACGTTCTTTATCCAGAGTCGAATTAAAGTACGGGTTGTGATACCAGTTCACCTCCTCAACAAACCAGTCGTCCTCCGCGTTGAGTACGAAACGAACGTATGTTTCATCCCATGCAAAAGCCGGGTTAAAGGTAATCCACAATTCAGCACCTTCACGGCGTAGTGTCGGTGCAAGCGTTTCCCATGCCTCAGCCGATATCGCGTGTGCTTCTTCCACCCAGCAAATGTCCACGCCTTCAATGGATTTAATGCTGTCGAGATTTGACTGAAAGCCCAAAAACCTGAATTCTGCTCCAGATTTAGCCTTTATGCTGTTCTGCGTTATCGTGAATTCAGACTCATAACCAAGACGGCGTATTGTGTCGCTAAGTAGCTTATGCGATGACGCGTCTATAGATTTCTGTACCCTACGCAAACAGAGAATTCGTAGGTCATAACGTACAGTCAACTCAATTAGC